TTTGATTTTGTACGTCTACGACCAGTGAAATACTCCAAGTCATTATCACTACGACCAGTGGCCAAACCCAAAATGGTCGCACCAAGTGGACCAGTAAATCTTCTTGCAATACTCAATGGGTCAAATGCCTCTTGGAACCCCATCATTTTGGCTTCAAAAGATTCTGATAAAGTCTTTGTTATGGCACCAAAACCATGACCTTCTAATAGATTTTCTCTAAACAGGTCTTTCAATCCGGTGTTTCTAATTGCACGGCCTTTGTTACGAGACATGCCACCTTCAGTTTGTGTTTTATCTTGAGGTTTTTCTGCCTCTTTATTTTCAATTGGTGTGTTTGGATTACCCAAAACTTCTTTTTCTTTTCTACTTGCCAAACGTCCAAAACCACCTTTTTTGTGCACCTCGTACCATGCACCCTTACCTCCAAAGGCCTTTTTGTCCCAAAGGAAATCTTTTTTACCTGCTTTTCTTACTATTGGTTGGTCCATTATACGTAACTCAGTTTATTTTGTAATAGTTGTGGTGCGTCAGACATGGGTGGTCGTTGAACGATGTTGACAGTTTTTGGTCTTATTGTATTATTTACAACAGTTGAATTGTTCACTAAAGCCAAAGTGCCACCGTCAGAATCTTTCTTCATGTCGGAGTTCTCGGTAGAAACCTTATTTAACTGTTGACCAACAGAAGGTGCGGTTGTTTGTGGTGTAACAACTGCCACCCTAGTTGGTTCTGGTGATCCTGGTGTTGTTGAACCATCTGGTTTTACAATAGCAACTCTACCAGGAGTGAAACCTTCAACTTTTTCAGAAGCTTTCAACCATGCTTGTTTTTGACTCTCATTCAAACTTGCAACTGCTGTTGAATCTGGTACACCAATAGCAGTAGTCACTTGTTTTATGTAATTCTCTGTATTGTTTTCTGAAGGTGGTGCATATTTGCTTATTGCTTGACGAACACTAAGATTCTTATACAAGTTTGAATTAAACAAAAGATTATATCTTGCCTTTTCACCTGCCTCTAGTGTTGGGAAAACAGCAAAACCACCTGATTCACCAATAGAACCATTCTCTTTAGCAATAGAACCATTTCTTAAATTTCCAGGATTATTGTTGCGCCAAGAGATTGTTCCACCTTCACGTGATTCAACTGAACCATCAGGTAAAGGAATCTTAGTAAAAATACCAGCATTCAAAAATTTACCCGATGCAACACCTTTTGCTGCCAAGGTTGCACCGGCTGCACCAGCAGCTGCGGCACCAACTGGACTACTCAACACAGAACCAATACCACGGGAAACTGCACTAATGCCTCTTGAGGTTGTAGATAAAGCGAACTTAGCAACACTACTCAATACACCTTCTTTTGGTTCTGGTTTACCGAAATTTTGTAATGGATGACCAGCAGAAGCAGGTGTTGCGTTTGTCTGAGTAACTCTCTGTACCACCTCAGGATGTTCTTCTGCACCAATTTTGGAGACTTTCTCCAACGTGGCACCTTTGCGTGTCAATGATTGTTCTTCTGGTTCCCTATCACCTTTAATTTGACGCAATAGAGATTCATGTGCACGTTTTTCTTTTTCGTGTTCTTCTTTTTTAAAGTCTCTGGTCAACTCTCGTTGAGTTTTTGTTTGTTCACGAGCAGCCTTCATGAAGTTGATTACTTTGGCAACAACATCGGCAACACCGTCACCTTTTCTCATTCTTTGTTTCTGGTCTTCAGAAATTGAAGAATAGTTGGCAGTGTCTAACTTACCAACTTTTTTACCACTATTTGGTGCAACCTTGATTGGGTCTTTTTTATCGTCTTGACCAGTCAACTTATTGACAGTATCATCACCCAATGGTTTGCCCATGGCATTTGACATCGTTTGTGGGTCAAATTTCTTTTTGATTTTGTTGACCGTATTGACAGTCTTTTCACTTGGCTTCGGTTTGAACAAGGCAGGAGTCTGCCCCGAAATCTTGTTCGGTTTAGGACCCCCACCAAGTAATGAAGCTATCTGTGTCATCTACTGTTGTTTTTCTGCTTAATTTTTTCGTTTTCTTCTTCAATGTATTGTGTAAGCATAACAACGTAAATATCTCTTTCCCAAGGCATCATCGATTCAAGTTCTGTCAAACTATACTTGTGGTGTTGCATCAATGCAAAATTTGTAGTATAGTAATTCCTTAGGGTATCATGACGAAATGTTAACCGAAAAAATCTTCTAGCCCTTCCACTTCTATGTGGTGTTGGAATCCACATTTCTTACATGTCATATCCAACGTTTTCACCATTCTTGGAAGGTTGTTAAAGAAATTCTCAATCTTAGAAAACTGTTCCTGACTTAACGATTCAACAAAGTCATTCAATTCAGACGGATCAGTTTCATTTGCATAGTAATACTGTTCACTATCAGTAATGTATTCAATGCTCTCAATAATCATATTGAAAGCCATATCTGTTGCCAATGCAAATTTATTAGCAGAGGAAACAATAGAATACTGTGGGTATCTCAACTTAACAAAAATCTTATCATTAATTTGAATCAAATCGTCTGGTGTGTTACTCATGTCAACCTTGATATCCAACAGGTTAACATCAGCTTCCATCATTCCACCACAAGGTTTGTCTTCAACTATGTTCTCACAACGATATTTATTGGTAACGATTTCACCAACAGAACGTGCACGTAGATTCAAAAAGTAAAACTCAACATCAAGAATTGGCAACTTATCGATATCCAAATCTTCTGTCAAAGTACAATTATGTAAAATCTGTTTGATGTTCTTCTCGATGGTGTCTTTGTCGTCAGACTCCATGGCCATCAATAAGTTACGTTGTTCTTTGACCAAGAAAGGTCTAAATCTAATATGTTTCTTTGATAAAGGTAGGTCTATCTCATAGACCGGCGCATCAATTTTTGGTAAAGCCATTATAAATCTCCATTAAAAAATCAATTATTCTTACGAATTTACTGAACCTGGTGTTCCTGAATTTGGTAAACCTATCTGGTCTGCTGCTGAAATTGGTGGTGGTGGACTTGGTGGTTGTCCAGTGGGTATTGCACCCAATGTTTCATATGATGCTTGAAATAGTGAAGATAAACCAGTAGGTACATTAGTTGTATTTGCCAATGGCACAAAAGAACCAACATAACTATTCTTAACAACACTATTTTGCCAATAGTCGTATGCAAAAACAACAGTCAACTTATGTACACTATCTGTGGACCAATCTAAGTCTAGTTGATTTACTGTGATTGGATATGCGTTATACAAGATACATTGATACGTTGTGTTTGAGGCCAAATCATATTGATTCACATAAATTGTAGCCTGATACTGTTCTTTGTAAGTAAAGTCAAATGTTACGGTTGGATTAATCAATTCCATCCAGTTATCGAAGAAAACTTTCTCTGACATATCACCAGAAACAATAAAACTCAAAGTCAAATCATTATAAGATGAGTGTATTGGATATTTCTGTGTTGGATTGGAACCAAACTTCTGGTCAACAGTACCAAAAGTTCTACTCGGCAACTCAGCAGTCTCGCAACGTAAGGTTAACTGTCTTAACAGACTTGGACTTGCAATTGTTGAAATTGGAATGATAGTAACATCAAACTTACTCGGACGTGCCAACTCTTTTTTAAATGAGTTTATAAATGAAGACATTTGTACTGACATTTTATTCTTCTTCTGTGTTAAAGTGTTTCATGTGTTCTTTCCATTCCAATACAGAATCTCTCCACACTTCTTGCGGTTTGGCACCCCTAAACTGTTGTATTGGTAACATTGTGGCCACATCCCATTCATCCGGCTGAACCATCAACAACTTAGAACGAACATGACTGTGTAAGTATCTCTTTAAACATGGTCTAAATTCTGCAAACTTCTTAGATGCATCCAAAATATCATAAGAAATTCTCATTCTTTTAATATCATGGTCTGGTGTCAATTGTGCATATCTCATCAACTTGGTTAGAAATGCTACACGCCATTTGACTGGAAGATAATGCAAATTCAGTCCTAAGAAACCATCGTTATATCTTTCCAACACCAAAACCATGGGGAATCTATCCCAATAAGGCAAATCTGCCTTAGTTTTTGGGTCATAATAGAAACAATACATCATTCCCAGCCTAAACTGAGACATTTGTCTAAACTTCTCACGATTTATCGTAGAAGGTATTTGTTGTATCTGACCTCTTTTTAACTCGTTAATCTTATCCTGCAACCATACGGTGGCATCTTTAGACATAGTTTTATGTCCTGCTACCTTTTTTGCTTCTGCGAGTGATGTTAGTCTAGATGTTGCCATCTTCTATTTAGTTACAGTCCGAGATGGTCTTCTGTGAAGATTTTGAATTCCCATCCACGGTCAAGACAATATTCATTTGCTGCTTTCCATTTGGCTTGATTGACACCATAAGTTGCCACTTCTTGAATATACTG